GTAGCCTATACCCGGCTCGGGCCTCGTTTCCGCGTGTTCGGTACACGTATTAGACTGCGGCAATCATCGTGGTGACTAATAGTAACTCACGGTACTATCCAATCGCGTAAGCAATAGATAAAATTCGGTGACTGTGGTAGCGGTAAGGGTGGCAACTGCTTGAAAATTCTGTGTGAAGTTATCAACAGTGATGTCAGCAATATCCCAATAGGTGTACTTAGTTGCAGTGGAATTAACCAACTGATCAGCAGCACCTGTAGCTACAGATGTGTATGAACCTTTACTGACGACTATAGACCACGCAGAAGCATTAATGACTGTACCATTAACCCAAATATTAAGCAAAAATCGGCCAGGGGCTGAAATTGTAAATTCGTTGGTAGAGTTAGGTGCTACTGGTGTAACAATTCTCGTGCCATTATAAACGGCCGATTTGAAAATTGTAGTCGGTCCAGGGTTGGTTGCATAAAGTTCAGACGCAATATTTTGTTGAGGATGTGGTTTCATGAATTCAATGACATATTCTACATACAACTCCCCAATAATGGAAGTGTTAGCTCCTAGATCTGAAGCAACCAACAAAGTTCCCATATCATAGGTTTTGAGATCCCCTGTTGGTGGTAAATATTGTCGGGTATAAAGCACAGTGTTGGTACACGGTACATCCAAAACGAGAGTATTCCAAACAGCATCTTCTGTATTGGGTGCAATAGAGAAAATTTGTTGTTTAGAAGCTGGCGGCTCATCCAAGGCGTTATAGTTAAACGCCAAGGTCACCCTACCGGACGTAGCCGTTGAGGATGATGACACATAAGTATAACGCAACCTTCTGAATCTGTATTGGTCATAATTGTTACCAATCTGATTCAACCAAGGAAAGGCGTTAACCAATCCCGGATTAGTTGGATACTTCACACAATTGAACGAAGTGGAATTTGAAACAGTTCCAACATATTCTTTATGCGTGACAACAGTGCCACGAGCTGACGTGCTCATTTTTGGTCCCTTCATTGAAACCTTCCTCGCCATAGAAATTGGCGCTGAAGTAACGGTCCCGATTGTAACCTTCTTTTTCACTCCTGGTGACGGCTTAGGTGGTTTCCTTGGTACGATGGATCCTGGTAATTCACCACGGAACCTCGGTAATCGTTCAGATTTCCTGTTACTCATATTAAATTCGACTAATTTCGAGAACAACTTGCCTCGCAAACCCAAATTCTTAGTTTCTTCAATGAAATCCGAATCAGCTTGATCAATATCTTGATGCGTAGCGTAAGCGGCGTCGTGTTTCTTGCAAGCGAGATCTAAATCGTCTAGTGCTGGTGATTCCCCAACAACTGATGATTGTATTCTCCCGTCTGACCAATACGGACCGCAATAATTCCCAATCAAATGCTTGATAGGAATTGTGGATGATTTTATCCCACCGCGCCACCGGCTAATTACAGGCACAACAGATATATTGTCTCCGTCTTTCTGAGGGTCGGGAGTTCCCTTCATAACCCCTATATTTAACGTCGGAATAGGGTGACAAACATCTCAGTTGTCGATGATGTAGAGAATTTCAAACTCAGGCCAATTAAAGGCATCAGTGATGTTCTCGCACTCATCCAACTTACTCAACAACTGTGATTCCATAGTATCTAGGTCGCACCCATATCTATCAAGGAACATAATGCTTGCCTCAACTCGTTCCATTCCAAATCTCCTCCGGTTCACAAATTTGTAAGTGTCTTCAGGATCAATATATTTCTCAGCGTCAATGTGAGACAATTTTCCCAGACACCAGTCCACGTACTTCCCAACCAATGGCACAAATCCGTGACTACTCTGTAGACCGATCAACATGCCTTTCACTTGCGGCAATGTTAAATTACGCATGCTCCAACCAATTTTAGCCAACATCTTACCTGGTTTGCATCCTAAAACATGTTTAGGAGCCCAAGCTTCCATGTTGTCAACTGGCCAGAACACACCTGAGCAGAACTCCGCTTCAGCCAAACTATCAGTAACCTTTATTTTTGGAATGAGCCCAAGACTATCAAGAAACTCAGCCAATCCTTTGGACAACTGGGACATATCTCTATCCCAGCCGCCAGGTTGTATAATAGTGAACGAATCATCACCAATGACCACCGTGTAGCAGTAGTCGAGATTCGCCCCGACATATGCCAAAGCAGAACGTATGGTTGCCCCGTTGAGAATACTATTCCCTAACGTTGTGTCTTGGGCACCAGACTGTGTTTGGAAATTGTACCTATAGGTTATTCCTTTAGACGTCACAGCACGCCTTTTCTTGCGATTCACTACTGCTTTGTAAGCATTTGGGTATTGTTCAATACCCGCCTTACGGTACAACTGAAAAGTCGTCTCAAAAGCTCCTTGCCGTTGAGTGCAGTCATAGCTGGTGTAATCAATTTCAACGATCGTGCTACCATCCAACAATCGTTTATCCAACCATTCACCAACGCCATCGCCGGTGCTTCCACTACTATAAAATACGTGGGAATCGCAATTCCATTCTCCCTTAACATGTCGGTTAAGTTGATGGAAGAATGGTCCAGTAGCAGCATTGCAAGCCGGGGTTCCACCTTGAATCAGTCTTGGGGTAAATTCTTCGACTTCATCATTCGCAGTTTTGTTCTGTTTTTCTCGTTTAACAAAAGCTTTGATAACGAGATCAGAATCCTGTAAACCTCCGTGTTCCTGTATTGAATCAAGACCAGTCTGATATAACTTTCTTTTCTTCTTGTCAACAATACTTGCAAGCCACTCTTCCTCAGCGATTTCCAACGGCATCAAATGGAAATCACCAACATCCAACTCATTACTCAAGATACCTTGCACAAAACTCCAATTCATAGAATTTTCTGGCGGGGTATCAATGAGGACACGATTACGGATCGCTAGTTCCTCATTGGCAGGAGAATTATTGACCACAACTGGAATGTGGCCTTGTAAGCTTGGCAAAACTGGAAAACAACCCTGGCCCAGTTTTTCGCTCTCACTCACGTTGGATGCGTTGATATGTCCTTTAGTGCTCTGCGGTTTTAAAGGTGCTTTCACATCTTTACCCAGTGTACCAGAGGGAAACGATTTCTTCATATCAACAGGTTTGGAAAACCGACAACATTCATTAAAATATTCAAAACGTTGTCTTACGATAACAGCAGGATCCTGGTCGTAATGGTAATCCATATTGCCACAACATAAGAAACTTTCCAAGTTGAAATCTAACAACCGACCAAGCCGATTAAATGCTTTAAGGTATTTCGGTTGCAAAAGATTCAACATCGTACTAGCTTCGTAATCAACGCCATACAGAAAACCAAGAGCCGCACAATTAAGGACAGCATGGTATCTGGTCTCGTCATTGAGTTGTACTTTCTTACGATGCAACAATTCACGTGACTTGGCGACACATTTCTGAAAAGTGTCTTTGTTCCTTTTCATTCCGACAATGTGTGTGGCTATCTGTTCCACTATTCCTTTTGGTATCAGATGACAACGACTGCCTCTGGAATAAGTGAAAAACATACCGAAAACTCCGTAGACCTGGAGATCTGGTACTTCAAGGAAATTGAAGAGGGTTCGATAAGCTTCCTCTTCACCTTTAATGACCTGTACTTTCCCAACGAAATCAACATCTACGTTGCTGATTCCTTGCCGTATTGAGTTGGTAAATGATTTGCATCTGAGAATTGGACTTGCATAAAACCGTATTACATAACTGTCCCCATATTTCTCTGCTTCCCAAACCATCGCTTTTCCGCCGTATTCATAGTACTTAGGCCCGTTCTTTCCTATGTACAGCCAAAAAAGTGGGTCGTGTTGGTAACAGTGCGAATTACCAATCACATTCATGGTGACGGATCTCATGTCTGTCACCTCATACTCACTCTCATAGTTAACGCCATTAAAATGGAGTCGCCCATAAAATTCATTGAAACAGTGAACCACTGCTATCAGACCTGGAAGATGGCTCTGTCCAGACCGAACAACCAAAGCCAGTATCTCATCCTGACTCAGGTAGTAAAGTGAATGTATACTCATGTACACATCACTAACTAGTTCACATTTCTGAACTACATGGTTACCAGTTTGAAATTGTCCAAACTTACTATGAACGGGATGGCCCATTCGTTTACCATGTCTGATAACGTCCATGCTGTCCAAAATAGGATTACAACAATGAACATTCTTGCGTTCAGAATAATAATGACGCACACTGTTTCCCCCAATATCCGTTATAATAACGGGTTGTGGATAAGTGGTCATAATTTCCTCGTAGACGATGTCTTCAATGACGGCGCGTTCCATTGCACCTATGATGTGAGGGTGTGGAGGCCCGTCTCCACCTACAAACTTGTAATTGTAGAATCGCTCATGAAGAATATCTAACGCTCTTTGATCGATGTGACATTTACGATATATAACTTTACGTGTATCAAATATAATATTTTTATTTTTGTTTTCGAAATTTTCTGATACTAAACTATTACATGCACTTTCAGATTCAACACTTAAATTCTTCAATTCTACTATATCTCTTTCAACAGACACATTGTCGTTGTTGAGATTCTGAGCTTTTCTCCAATTAGCAGCTCGGCTGCGTTTGCTTTTAAGGGCTTTGCCTTTGTTTATTGGTTTCCTTTCAACCAAACCCATATCCTCAAGCACTTCCAGCGAAGCTTGCTGGGCATCATGATCAATCTTTGTTAAGTCCACCAATTCAGGTGGATTCTTGCGTTTTGATTTAAC